GCCACTGGTCAGCGGCTGTGCGTGGCGCGTTCTGGGGCAAGGAAATGGAGACCGCTGACGCCAGTGGTCGGATCACCAGTGTGCCCTACGATCCCACGCTGCCGGTCTGGGTGAGCCTGGACCTGGGTATGTCAGATGCCACTGTCGTGGGCTTCTTTCAACAGGCCGGCTACGAGATCCACGTGATCGATTGCCTGGCCTTCCAGGGAACCAGCTTGCCGGATGTGTTCAGGGCGATCGACAACACCGGTTATAACGTGAAGGGTAACCAGGTTATCGTGCCGCATGATATTGCAGTGCGGGAGCTGGGCACGGGAATGAGCCGGCTGGAAGTGCTGAACAAGATGGGGATATATCCGCATGTTGCTACCAAGCTGCCCGTCCATGACGGTATCGAGGCTGTTCGTGCCATGCTGCCGAGAACGTGGTTTGACAGCGAAAGATGCACAAGACTGCTTGACGCAATGTATGCGTATCGAACGGACTTTGACGAGAAGCGTCAGGTCCATAAGCAGACACCGCTCCATGACTGGTCCAGCGACTACGCGGATATGATGCGCTACTTCGCTGTGACCAACGGCACCGGGCAGCTCACGAACTGGAGCAGTGATTTGGACTACAGCCGAGCTAACAGGGCAGTGATATGAAAGACGACGAACTTAGCGCACTGTTAGGTGAGATGCTCAGCCGGGTGACCGGTGATTGGGGCGATGAGCTTAGCTCCAACAGGGAAGCGGCCCTGGATTACTACTTCCAGCGCAACACGATCCCGGCGCCCGAAGGCCGCAGCCAGGTGGTCGGTGGCGTCATCAGCTCGATGACCGATGCCGTGCTGGCTCAGATGCTTAATGCTTTCACGACTGAGAACGCGGTCAGCTTTGATCCTGTCGGGCCTGATGATGATGAGGCCGCAGCCCTTGAAAGTCAGGTGGTCAATGATTTTGTGATGAGCCGCAACCGTGGTTATTACAACTTCAGCACCACGATCAAGGATGCTTTGCTCAGCCGTAACAGCATCCTCAAGGTCTACCTGGATGAAAAGACCGACATCAAGACTGACCGCTATAAGGACCTTGATGCGATAGAGATGCAGCAGGCTGTGCAGCCCACGGCTGAGAACCAGACCGTCGAGATCGTGGACTTCGACAGGGACGGTACGTTAACGGTCAAGCGGACCACAACGAGCAGGGAACTGGTCATTGATCCGGTGCCGCCTGAGAACTTCAATGTGGCGCGCAACTGGCACAGCATTTACCTGGATGACTGCCCCTTTGTGGCCGAGCGCAAGACGTTCCTGCGTGCCGAGCTGCTGGAGATGGGCTATCCCAAGAAAAAGGTAGAGCAGCTCCCGACGGCAGACGCTGGCTCATGGGGCGATGTGACGGCCAGAAACCCTGGCCAGGACTCTGATTATCCGGATGGTGTGCAGGCAGCGACAGACCGTTGTCAGGTCTGGGAATGTTATGCACAGCTGGACATGTTCGGGAATGGCAAGACAGAGCTGATGCGGGTGATGTACGCAGCCTGGCCTGATGGCGGCATCGTGCTGGAGAAGGAGCCGGCAACCCATATTCCCTACGCTTGCGGTACTGCCTTCCCCATCTCGCACCGCTGGCTTGGCTTGAGCCTGTTTGACAAGCTCAAGAGCAATGATGACCTGACAACCAGTATTAAGCGCAGCTGGGCAGACAGCATGGCTCAGGCAACGACCCCGAGAGCCCAGGCTGTTGAGGGTCAGGTCAACATGGATGACGCCCTGAACATGCGCCGGGATGGTGTGGTCAGGGTCAGGAGTCAGGGCGCATATACCCCGATCCCGACGATTGACGTAGGTCCCAGCTGCCAGCTCTATATGAATATGCTGGGCGAGGAGCGCGACCAGCTGGGTGGGGCCAGCCTGAGCATGGCAAGTGGTGAGATGCAGGTCACCGCTCAGATCGGCAGTCAGGGCCTGGACCGCAGCTATTCAGCCAAGGAACAGCTGGCCGCAATGATGTGCCGCAACCTGGCAGAGACACTGATTGCACAGACCTACATCCTGACCCATCGTGCACTGCGGCAGGGCTGGGGTGAGCCTGTGGCCTATAACTTCGGCGGCCAGTGGCAGGAGATTGATCCTACGCAATGGCCGGAGCGTGAGAAGGTCACGGTGAAGCTGGGCCTGAGTACAGGTGAGCGCCGGCGTAAGGTTGAGGCGCTGGGCTTCATCATCCAGCAGCAGAAGGAACTGATGGCCGCAGGCATGGCGGGAACGATGGTCACGCCGGCCACGCTGCGTAATGCCATCCTGGATTGGGGCCGGGCGGCTGAGATCGACAACCCCGAGCAATACTTTATTGATCCTGCCAGTCCAGAGGCACAGCAGGCTGCACAGCAGCAGCAGGCCCAGGCACAGCAGCAGGAGCAGAAGCAGCTCTTGCTCATCCAGGAACAGTTTGCGATTGAGCGTGAGAAGAACCAGACCGAGATTCGTAAGCAGATGCAGGAGTTCGTCGCCAAGCAGGCAGAACTTCAGCATGATTACTTCAGCGATGTGCTGAAATCAGAAGTGGAGATTGCCAAGATTGTCGGAACTAGCACACCAGACGTTGAGCGAGAGCAAGACGCCGGAAACGAACGCGCCGGAGTCTGATTCTTCAGAGTATTCCTCTGAGGAGACTGAACTTCTTGCGGCGGTAGCCGCCCTAAGTGGCAAGAAGGCCCCTGAGAAGGAGCCGAAGTCCGCTGAAGGCACAGATGAGCCTGAGAAGGCAGCAGAAGGCACAGACGAAGCAGAAAAGGCTGAGAAGCCTGCTGATGATGAGCCAGAGAACAAGACCATTAAGGCCCTTGCTGAGAAGCTGGGCGTGGATGCAGCCGATCTGTACAAGGTGAAGATTCCCATGAGCAATGGGGAGTCTATGAGCCTGGGACAGCTGAAGGATGCAGTCCAGAGTGGTCTGGATGTCGATAGCCAGAAACAGGAGCTGACACAACAGCAGATCGAGTTCGAGAACCGCAGACTCAAGGAACGGGCCGAGGTCACGGCATTGCTGAACAAGGTGAAGCATGCCATTACGCCAGAGATGGTGGAACAGACCCGGGCCGAGCGTGACCAGCATTTAGCCACCGAGAGGAAGGCGCTGCTGGATGCGATCCCGGAATGGAAGGATGCTGAGACATACACCAAAGACAGAGCCGCGCTGGTTGAGTTTGTCAACGAGTACGGGGTGTCCGAGGCCGAGTTCAGCAACACTGCGGACCATCGACTAGTGAAGCTGGTGCGGGATGCCTACCGGCTGAAGCAGGCGCTGAGCAGTGCCAATGCAGAAGCCAAGAAGCTGAGAAGCGTACACAAGGGCGCTGCACCGTCGAAACCTGTCAAGGCAACAAGTTCATTGGATTCATTACTCAAGCAGGCAAAGGCGAGCAAGCATATGGATGAGAAGATTGCTGCCGCTGATGCCCTTTTAAGAGGACTTTAATCATGTCTACTGCAAATCTTGACAGTGCCGACCTCAAGGCAGCACTGGCCGCCCCGGGGCTGATCCGTGAAGAAGTCATGGACCAGCTGTTCGATATTTCCAGAATCCCGCTTCCGTTCACCGACAGCATCTCCAGCGACACGACCAG